GGGCGGCACGCTTTCTAACACGACCAACCAGACAGCAGGCACGGTAACGACAGCAACGAACTTAACAAACCTGCCGACCATTCCTGCCAACTGGCTGACCGCTGCAGGCATCAATGCCGGCGCGATCACGGCGGCAAAGTTCGGGGCCGGAGCAATTGACGCAACGGCCATCGCAGCCAACGCAATCGGATCGTCGCAACTCGCCGCCACCGCCGCCGACGAAGTGGCCAACGCGCTGCTCGATCTGACCGACGGCGTAGAAACGTCACTGACGTTGCGCCAAGCTATACGGCTGATCCTTTCAGCGGCAGCCGGAAAGCTGTCCGGTGCTGCCACAGCTACAGTCACGATACGCAATGTTGGCGACACCAAAGCGCGAATCACCGCCACTGTCGATGCGGACGGAAACCGCAGCGCCGTGACGACTGACGGGACCTAAACCAAAGACGGGAGCACTACACCAATGTTCCCGGCAAGTTATTTTGCTCCACGATATTTTGCCAGACGGTACTGGGCAAAGCTCGGACTAGCTGCATCACTAGCGCCAGGCGTCACGCTGACGGTAACAGCCTCGCTTATAGCCGGGGCCGCAACTGGCGCAGCAGCAGCAGCAGGGCAGACCCTTACCGCTGTCATTACCTTTTCCCCAGGATTTGCGAACGGGGGCGGACTGAGTTCCGCGCCCGGCGCACTGCTTACCCTGAGCGCCAGCTTGATTACCGGCTCGGCGTCCACTTTTGCAACGCCGCAAAATCTATCCCGAGTTCGCATCGGCAGTGAAAAATTGACCGATACGCTACGCATCGGCGGGAAAGTAATGCGCAAGAAAACCCAAACCTTCCGACACTAGAGGCCACATGCAAGCAAAGTTGATTGCAGGCGACAGCCTCAAGTTCTTGTCGACGGTGCCTGATTACACATCTACCGCTGGCTACACGCTCACCTACAGGCTGGTCCGTCGGGATGGTGCTGCCGGGCCGATCCTCATCACAGCATCCGCAGAGGGCGACGGCTACGCGGTAAACGTTACCCCGGCGACTACCGCCACCTGGACCGTAGGCCAATACACCTGGGCGGCCTACGTTACCAAGACCGGCGAGCGCTACACAGTAGAGACAGGCGAGATAGAAATACTGCCGGATGCGGCCGTCTCTGGTGCACCGCTGGATATCCGCAGCCAGGCGGTGACTGCTCTGGCGGCCGCCAAGACCGCATTTGCCGCATGGGATGGAACCAGGAAAACGGTAGCGATCAATGGCCGCTCTGTCACGTTCAATACGCCGTCTGAAATCATGGAAGTCATCAGCCATTGGGAAGTGGAAGTCCAGCGCGAGCGTGACGCCCAGGCGCTCAACAACGGCTTGCGCTCGCGTCGCAACGTCTATGTGAGGTTCCGCAATGTTTAACGCACTGCGCACCCGCATTGCACGCTGGATTGGTGGTGCCAGCAGTGGCGCGCGCATGTATTCTGGCGGGCGTACGAACCGTCTTAATTTCGGGTTTGGGAACCTGACCAGTTCGGCCGACTCGGAGTTAAAGACCTCGTTGTCTGCGCTGCGCAATCGTTCGCGTCAACTCGTGCGAGATGCGGCCTACGCGGGGCGAGCTCACAAGATCGTGGTCGATAACGTAATCGGCGCAGGCATTGGCATGCAAGCGCAGGTAATGAACGTGCGCGAGAAGCCCAAGCACCAGGTGAACTCCGCAATCGAAAAAGCATGGCGCGACTGGTCCGAGGGCGAGAACTGCCACACTGGCGGCGTCCTGCATTTTAGCGACCTGGAACGCGCCGCGATGGGTCAGATATTTGACGCAGGCGAAGTGTTCATTCGTGAGCACCCGGAAAAGTTCGGGCGATCGGCCGTGCCCTTGGCGCTGGAGTTGATCGAGGCCGAACGCATCGCCGACGACGTTGGACCGCTCGGACCAATGGCCGAAGGGCATCAGTTCAGGATGGGCATCGAGGTCGACCGATTCTTTCGCCCGGTGGCAGTCTATGTGCGCCAGCGTCATCGTGGGGACACTACGCTCGGGATGCCGCTGCGTGAGCCTGACCTGATCGAGCGAGTCCCGGCATCCCAGATATGGCACCTGAAAATCACCGACCGCTGGCCCCAGGTACGCGGTGAACCGTGGATGCACGCGGTTATCAACAAACTCAACGACATGGACGAATACAGCGCAGCGGAGCTAGTTGCAGCGAGAGCGAGCGCTAACTATTTTGCCACTGTACAAAGCAACGACGACAACCCGTTAACCGCTCAGGATCAATCCGACGGCTCTCGTCAGATGGAGTTGGAGCCCGGCATGCTGTACCACATGCCAGCAGGTGAACATCTGGATTTCCACGCGCCGAACCGCCCGAACAGTGCGCTGTCGGAGTTCATGCGCCACCTGTTGCGCGAAGTAGCGACCGGCGTTGGTGTCCCATACGCATCGCTGTCGGCGGATTATTCGCAGACGAACTACAGCAGCTCACGCTTGGCGCTCATCGATGAGCGTGACCACTGGCGCACTCTGCAGCAGTGGTGGATTCGCAGCTTCAGGCAGCCGCTGCATCGTCGATGGATCATGGCCGCTGTGATGGCCAGGGCAATTCCCGGGGTCACCGTCCAAGAGTTTGTGGCTGACCCCGAACGGTTCCAGCAAGTGTCGTTCAAACCCCGTGGCTGGAGTTGGGTTGACCCGACCAAAGAGGTCAACGCCTACAAGGAAGCGATCCTGGCCGGCTTTACGACCGTCACGGATGTCATCGCAGCCACAGGCGGCGGGCAGGACTTGGAAGATGTTCTGAAAACCCGCAAGCGTGAGCTGGAGATGCTTGAGGAAGCCGGGATCGAGGTCGACACCACGTTCGCTGTGGAGGTCCCTCCGCAACCCGCGCCTCCGCCTGCCGAGAATGACCCGCCAGAGGACCAGGCGGATCAGGAAGATGATCCGGAAAACATGACAGAGGACCCGCCCGCGCGGGTCTTTGCATTTGGGAGGCCCTGATGAGTGATGAATTAAAGATCGGTGCTTTGCGCCGGGACAACGTGGCAGCTATTGAGGTCCGGCTGAAAGAAGCGGACTCAACAACGCGATTGACGCTCAGTGCTTCTAGCGGCGAGCCCTACGAGCGCTGGTTTGGCACCGAGGTTCTGAGCCACAAGCGAGAAGCAATCCGGTGGGATCGGTTTGAGAAATCCGCTGTGCCGCTTCTGTTCAATCACAACTGGGATGACCCCATTGGCATGGTCACCGCAGCGCGCATCGAGGGTGGCCGTCTGATGGTCGACGCCAACCTGTTTGCCACTGATCGCGCCCGTGACATTGAGACGATGGTGTCTGGCGGACTGCGCAACGTGTCCATCGGCTACCAGGTGCACGAGTTCTCGGAGGACACAAAGAAAGGCATTTTCACGGCAACCGACTGGGAGCCGCTGGAGATATCGATTGTTACGGTCCCGGCCGACCCTACGGTTGGAGTCGGTCGGGAAGCAGAGAAGGAAGCGCGCCCTGTGCGTGTTGTCAAAGACGTTGACGTAAACCCTGCGGCGTTGTCCGCAATCAAAGGAGCAGCACGAATGGATAATCAAGGAAACGCTCCGGCGAGCGCAAGCGCCGATGTGCAGGTGATTGAGAACGGCATCTCTCCGGTGCAGATGGAGCAGCAGCGCTCGGGCGCGATCCGCAAGTTCTGCGAAGCGAACGATCTGGACAACCGCTACGGCGAACACTGGATTCGGGCCGGAACCAGTTGGGACAAGATCGCGGATGAGATTATCGAAATCCGCAAGACCCGAGCAGATGCGAAGCCGCAGTCGGCTGCGCACCTGGGCATGTCGCAGTCCGACGCCAGGCAGTTCTCGATCACGCGTGCGATCCGCGCCTGCGTGGACAAGAACTGGGCAAAGGCCGGCCTTGAGGCTGAGGCTAGCAAGGCCGTAGCGCAGCGCATGGGCAAGATGGGCGGGGAGCACAGCTTCTTCGTGCCGCTCGATGTCACGATGCTCCAGCGTGACCTTGCGGCCGGCACTGGTTCTGTGGGCGGCGCGTTTGTCGGCACAACCGTGATGTCGTTCATCGAACTTCTGCGCAACCGTTCCGTTGTCATGCGCATGGGTGCGACGAACATGTCGGGCCTGACCTCAAACGTGGCCATTCCCCGGCAGCTCACCGCGTCGTCTCATTCCTGGTTCGCAAACGAGCAGGGAACTGCGACCGAGTCCGATCCGACCTTTGGGCAACTGGTGCTTTCGCCCAAGACGGTGGGCGGGTACACCGAAATCTCGCGTCAGTTGCTGCAGCAGACGGGCGGGCAGGCCGAGAACATCGTCAACGCCGATCTGGCGGCGGTCATTGGTCTGGCAATCGACGGGGCCGCGATCACTGGTCCTGGCACTGCTGGTCAGCCGACCGGCATCCGGAATACCGCAGGCATCGGGACTGCCAACCCGAGCATTGGCACCAACATTGGCTACGGCGACGCGATCCGTTTCCAGACCGCTGTCGCTAACGCGAACGCCATGTTCCCGAGCTTCGGCTATGTGACTACGCCGACAGTTGCCGGCGTGCTCATGGGCAAGCCACGGTTTACCAACAGCGACACCCCGATCTGGGGCGGCATGCTGCTGGACGGTCAGATGGTCGGCGCTCGCGCAATGGCCAGCCTGCAGATCGGATCGGGGACGG